GGTATCGTATCCTTGAACACCCCCGAAAATTTTCCGGTATCAATTTTACGCGAGAACAATATTGTAATCATGATTAAATTCCTTTCTTGACATGTCAAGATTTGCGTGAGTACAAACACGGATAGCGCGCGCACCCGTCCGGGTGCACGCGCACGCGCGAGGTACCGGCTCTCGGAATGAGCCGAGAGCCGGTATGTATTGCGGTTTACTTGCCAGTCAATTCCGCAAGCCGTTTCTGCACAAGCGCCTCAAGTGACTGAGCGCTTGTCTCACGCTCGACCGATACAATTTGGTCGATACGATTTTGGGCGAGTTTATTCCGGCTTGCCGTGAGAGTGCGCAGGTTGTCCTTGACAGTGGCAAAATTAAGTTTGCCATCGAATTCAGCATTGCGAAACACGTCGTCCTTGTTTACAGCCGGGACCAGAGGTTTATCGCGAAACGTCATAGCCGCAAGCGCCTTGCATTCACGGGCAAGGGGCTTGTAGAAGGCGTTATATTTGGTAGTCTCGGCGCGTTCATCGGCAGTCATTTTGCCGGTGTACTGATTCAAACCATACTCCGCGCGCAATTCAATCCATGCGGCTTTCTTAGCCGCTGCTACAGTCTTTGCGGAGTATAACGCGGGATAGAAGTAAGCGCGTACCGTATCTGCCGCGCTTGCCGTTTTTTCTTTCAGCTCCAACGTGTGAACACCGATATTATCGGCGTCACTCTTGTCAATCTTGTTTGGGAGTCCGAACCAGTCCATGATAACCATCCTTCCATCTTGACTTGTCAAGATTTTACGTTTTGGCACGGATCTTGCTTCACCTCGCGCGACAGGCGCAAGGTGCATCGGCAGAATCCGGCTTGTATGCTTCAATTGTCTAACTCTTACAATCCAAGTATACCATGCCCTATGCCCCATGTCAAGGGATTTAAAAATTATTTTTATCCTTTTACCAGGTAAACGTTTAAAGTCTAACAATCCCAATTTGATTGTACTAATCATATATAGCCTCGCCTCGCCTCGCCTCGCCTCGCCTCGCCTCGCCTCGCCTCGCCTCGCCTCGCCTCGCCTCGCCTCGCCTCGCCTCGCCTCGCCTCGCCTCGCCTCGCCTCGCCTTCCGTTTAAAGCATAGTTAAGATCAACTAATCTTTACTACGCCCGCTAGCCCGCTAGCCCGCTAGCCCGCTAGCCCGCTAGCCCGCTAGCCCGCTAGCCCGCTAGCCCGCTAGCCCGCTAGCTTATTATATTATTATATTACTACTAGTGTGGTACAGCTAGTAGGGGAGGGTAATAGTGTACTAGGACCCTAGTACAGTGAAAGTGCGCCATTTGATACACTCTGATTCCCCGCCAAACAAAACTGGATCTCGACAAACTGGATCTCGACAAACTGGATCTCGGCAAAACTGGGTTTCACTAAAAAAATGATTCCCCGCCAAACAAATCGGCAAAACTGAATTTCACTAAAATGATTCCCGCCAAGAAAATCTGAGTTTCCTTGAGATCAAGGTGATCGAATGCGATATATAACTACAGTGTATTATATGGTAGAAGGAGCACTATAATGAGATTTACTTTCGTGCGCGCGCAAGACGAGAAAGATCGTTGCGCGAAGTCAAATTGCCCTTATGAAAAGGTGGAACACACTGATTTCTGCCCAAGACACGGGGCGAACAAACAGCTTGAAAAGAAGGCCAAAGAAATGGGTTATCAGTTCAAACTAGAGCGCGTAAGGAATCGTCTTGATCTTCTTGTAGCCGATCCAAAGCGTTACCGTTTGGACGAGGAACTCGGCTTGATGCGTATAACGCTTGAAGACACAATCAACGCCATAACTACGCGCGCCGAAGATAAAGAATACGCTCTATTCGCGGCATCCGATACGATCCGCAACCTAGTAAACACGATCGAGAAACTCGCACAAACGTGCGTAACTCAAAGTCGTAGCCTTGGCCTGCTAATGACCGCTGACGAAGTCCTGGAACAGGTACAGAAGATCATCGATGTCATAGCAGAGGAACTCGACGATGAAGAAACCGTTATCCGCATTGCCGACAGAATCTCTGTCGTCCTTGGTATCGAAGGGCCTGAGATCCAAAGCAACGGGTCGCCCATCAAACTGGGTCTCACAGCACCGACGGATCGAGAATCCGAAGAATAAACAGGAAGTTATCAACTGGCGTTTCGACTTGCACCCGTGGACTCGCGAGATGCTCGATTGTAAAGATCGGCATTGGGCCAGTCAGAAGGCGGCACAGATGGGCATAAGTGAGGTACTCCTCAATTTCGCCCTCTATGCCGTGGATAAGCTACGAACACCAGTATTATATGGCCTCCCCAGCGAACGTCCAGATGCACGGGACTTCGCGATCACCCGGTTTGACCCGGCCATACTGCTCTCCCCGCACCTCCAAGCCGTGTTCTCCGGCTCCTCCTCCAATGCAGTCAAAATGGCCGGGTCAATCCCTCTCTACTTTCGTGGTAGCCGTGGCGCAGCATCATTTCACTCCATCCCCGTCGGCGCACTCATCCTTGACGAAGTCGACAAGATGGAAGATCAGGCGGTCCGTGAAGGTATCGAACGTCTATCAGGGCAGATCGACTTCTGGATCAGACAGGCATCCACACCCAGTGTACCGGGTGAGGGCGTCAGCAGAACATTCGAAATTTCGACGCAAGACTTCTTTACATTTCAATGCCCTCGGTGTAGTCGATGGACAGATTTGTCATTTCCCGAATGCTTAGTTATCACAACTGACGACGTTCGATCAAGGGATATTGAGAATTCTCATTTGATTTGTAAAGAATGCAAAGGCCGCATCGAACATTTAGAAAAGCCGGAAATATTCGCAACGGCCAAGTGGGAGCCTAAGTTCAAGGATCGCAACATTCGCGGTTTCAACATATCGCAGTTGTATTCTTGTACCCTCCACCCGTGGCGTCTGGCGGAAGCATATCTTTATTCGCTTTCTAATCAGGCCGACGAACAGGTATTTTATAATTCGAAACTCGGACTCGCCCACTGTGTAGAAGGCGCCTCGATCAATGAGGAGCATATCAAGGCCGCTATGGCTCCATATCCTAATAGAGATAAGGCCAAGTCTAGCATAGTCACGATGGGTATCGACGTTGGTAAAGACATCCATTTCAAGTTCATAGAGTACAAGTTTCACCCTCGTGCAACTGATCCCAATTCAGATGCCGAGGCTCGTGTGTTGTATTACGACAAGATCCCTGCTGGTGAACCCGGTTTTCCCGAGCTCCACCAATTCGTCCGTGAGTATAACCCAATAGCGATTTGCATCGATATCGCGCCTGAACGAATATCTTCGGAAAAGTTCGTTAAGCAATATCCAGGACGCGCATTCACGGTGAATTACAATGAACAGACCGCAGGTAGATCACTTGCACAAGGTGCGGAACTACACAATTTAACAGTAAATCGCACCTTTTGGATCGATCAATACCTTGGAAGATACTCAAATAAGACAATCAAGATCCCCGCTCACGTGACCGAGGAACTTCGCGTGCATCTCAAAAGTCTTAAAAAGATGTACGAAAAAGACCGTAATGGCGAAGTAATCGCCCGATATATCAAAGCAGAAGGGCGTACAGATTTGGCGCATTGTGGAGTTTATTGCGAAATAGCCCTACGAAAAGCGTTCGAATCTGGCTATCTCGGTAACATAAAGGTTGTCATATGAATGCACACCCAAGTATAAAAACAGACATACATAAGCGCTGGCGTCTGATTAAAGACGGCGGCGACGACTTTATCGACGAGTTTCTAACTCAACGTCTTTCAGAGGATCCAACGGATTTCTCCGCGCGTGCGGACCTTGCGTACGATCCCGCGACAGCCTCATCCGCCGTGGACGACGTAATCAACTCAATGGCCGCCCGTCTCGACATCAATCGATCAGGCGGCTCCGATGAATATCAGAATTGCGTAGCAGGTCGCCTCGGCGGCGTGGATCGTGACGGCTCGTCAATGAATGATTTTATCATTCGTAACACACTGCCTGAACTTTGCTATATGCAGAAAGTTTGTTGGGTGGTTCAGAACTTCACCGACCCTAATGATACACGAAAATTCCCTTGGATCAAGCAATATACGGCTGAGGAAATTTTCAACTGGACGTATAAAGATGGCAAGCTAATTGCACTTGCACTCAAGTACAAAGCTCAAAGTCTTAATCCCGATACCGGTTTCGCTAACGATTCGGAAATCGATGTCGTCCGTGTATTTCGACTTCTCGAAGGCCGCGTGGAAACATGGCTTCAAACGCCTGACGATCAGGAACTCGACGTAAATACATTGCAAGCCGGTAGCTCCCGTCAATTCATAGAAATCGACGAAATTCCGGCATTCATATTTGCACTCCCAATTGGTCTTCTTACGAAGATCGATAAGATGCAAATCGCCGCTCTCAACTTAGAGAGCGCAGACGTGGATTGGCTACGAACCGGTAACAAAACGATCTACGTCGAGCAGGGTATGGGCTTCCATCCAGCTATGATTACGAAGGCTGAGGACGGAACCGTCGAAGAAGACAAGGTCGAGATCAAACTCGGCACCAATAGTGGTCGAATGTACGGGCAAGGAATGGCGCAGCCTGCGTTCATCAACCCGTCAGCCGATCCGCTTCGTGCCAGTATGGAAAAGCAGAATCATATCAACAATCGAGTCAAAGATATTCTCAAGACTACACTCAGTGATATGAAACTTGCATCAGCAGATGCTCTTAGTATCATGGGTCAGGGTATGGAATCCGGTCTCTACGGAATTGGTACTGTGCTTCTGATCGGTGAACTTGCTTTTGCTCGAATCTTCCATAAGTATCTAAATCGCGGTGAGGTCGAAGTTACGGTAGCTTATCCGAAAAAGTACGAGCTTCGTACTGAGGAAGATCGAATCAACAAGTCTGAAAAGATTAAGACGATCTCTCAAACTTTCGGCTCAAATACTGCAAAGAAATACCTCGAATTGCAGGCCGTGTATACGCTTCTCGACGGTAAAATTCCGTTTGAAGAACTCAAAAAGATCGAGTCTGAAATCTTGAATTCCGAGTTCTGTATCTACGATCCAGTAACTATCGAATCTCTCGTGCAGGCTGGGATCATTAGTCGTTCACTTGCTGGCACCAGTATTGGCGCACCTGAGAATGACTCCGAAGCCGCGGAAGCGGAGCATATTCGCAGAATCGTTGCTGTTCAAGTAGCGCAAACTAGCGGGACAGGTTCATTGAACCCTGATCCCAATCTGACAGAAGATGTCAGGAAGGAGGCCGCACTTGAAGTACGTGACTCTGGAATCGGCTGAAATATATTTTAACACACGTATCGGAAGTGATCCTTGGGATAATACTTCTGATCGAGTGCGTGAAAAAGCATTGAACCACGCAGAAAGGATTTTCGAACGCCTTAGCTATAAGGATGTTGAAGTCACTGCTGGTGATATATTTCCGAGAGGAACGCAGACCGAAGTGCCTGCGCGAGTCAAGGAAGCTATCTATGAAGAAGCCTTGAGTCTAATTCAAGGTAACAAAACTGAAACGGAGTTGTCAGACCTGCACGTCACTTCGTCTTCTCTCGCAGGGTTCCAAACAAGCGTCAACGAAAAGACTGATCGTCCTTGGGTAACAGCACAAATTACATCCCCCGATGCGTGGATGCTGATCGCGCCTTATCTTTTGGATACTCGATCTTTCCGCACTGTCGCGTAAAGAAAGGTAATTCAAAATGCATTATTTTATTTACGGTTACGAAGATGTCGATCCCACTCCATCCACTCAGGCTGATGACAATCCTAAGACTTACACCCAGGACGATCTCAACCGTGTAGACAAAAAGAATCGAGTCCGTGCCGAAGCTGCTGAAAAAGAACTTCAAGCTGCCAAAGAGCTTCTGAGCCAGATTCAACAGCAGCATACAATGACTGAGACTGAGAAAGCTGAACTTGCTCAAAAGCTCGAACAGCTTGAACAGGCCAAAATGTCTGAACAAGAACGTCGCGAACACGAGCAGAACAAACTTAAGAAGGCTTTCGAAGAGCAGGTCAATGGCTATGCTCAGAAGTTGGCCGAAGTTACTCGTAATCGTGACGAACTAATTGTTACTCGCCAGATCAAAGACCTTGCATTGTCCGGTGTGATTACAGCGGCAGATGGTACCGGTGAACAGGTGCTTGCTGTACTTCAACATCGTTGCGAAGTCGGAGAAGATGGAGAGGTTGTCGTCAAGAATTTCGAATACACCGAAGATGATAAGGTCTTTAAGGGCGATCTTCCTGTTGCCGAAGCTATTGAGAAAATGAAGGCCATGAAGAAGTGGGCTAACTTCTGGCGCGATCCTGCGCGTCCTGGATTTAGTGATGCCATCTCTTCTGGCGGCAAACCGGGTGAGTTCAAAATCTCCGATATTGAGTCTTACATCAAAGCAAAAGCCAAAGGTGAAATTCCTTGGCTAAAGAAGGACTAGTAAATGAACTACTTTATTTTCGGTTACGCTAACAGCGTTTCTGACCTCACCGCTGAAAAGATCGCTTTCGAAGGTCTTGCCATTCTCGTTGAGACCCCCGTTCTGTCTGGCTACGTTGCCACCGACTTCCAGAATCAGGTTGCTGATCCTGGCGACGTGGTGCGTGCTCCGTACCCGGTGGAAATGACCGCCAATCGTATTCCCGAAGGTAGCTCCGCCACCGTCAACAACCTGACGACTGGTAGCCACCTTGTCACGCTGAATCAGCACATCTCTCAAGCGTTTTCCATCGGCGATCGCGAGCAGCAGCGCTCCTTTGTTGAGATCAGCGAATTCTTCATTGCCCCGGCTGTACGTTCCATGGCTAACATGGCTAACGACATCATCCAGGGTGAGAAGTATCGCTCTTACAAGAGCACAGTTGGCAAGATCGGCACGGCCCTTGCTTACACTGACATCCTGTCCGCCGGTAAGCTCCAGACCAAGGCCAACGTTCCCGCGATCGGCCGCAACATGTTCATCGGTGCTGACGCCGGTGCCGACATCCGCAACATGGATAAGTTCGTTGACAACGTGTCTTCGACCGATCCTAGCCTCGTCCGCATGGGCGCAATAGGCGCGATCAATGGTTACATGGTTCATGAGACCAACAGCTTCTCCAGCGTTGATGCCAGCACTCGTGTAACGGGCGCTGTGAATAGCGCGGTCATGGTGAAGGGCACCACGTCTGTTACTGTTGACGGGTTCTCCGCCGCTATCACTACCGGCAGCTGGTGCACGATCGACGGTGTTCCCTACCGCATCACCGGCACGACCGGTGGCGCTACGCCCACTGTGATTGCTATCGAAAGCCCCGGCCTTCGTGATGCTGTTGCTGACAACGCTGTCGTGTACGTGTACACGCCTTCTGCTGTTAACGGTGGTACGTATGCTGTTGGGTATGAAGGCGCGATCGGCTGGGATGGCGCTGTCACCCCGAAGATCGGGCAGGGCGTCACCTTCGGTACCGACGGCGACCCTTACAGCATTATCG